TTGCAGACAGCACTAGCAACGATTGGTATATAACAGGCGTACAGCTTGAGGTAGGCGAGGCCACACCATTTGAGCATCGTAGCTATGCAGATGAGTTGCAGAGATGTATGCGTTATTATGAAAAGTCCCATTTAGATTGCCAGTATTTTATGAATGGCAGTTCAGGCGCACAAGTACAAAGGCAAACAAATTACTTTCAAGTCCAGAAAAGAGCCTCTGCAACACTGACGCAGACTGTAGACCATGCAGATTCAGGTGCTAGTCTTGGAAATGTTGGTGGTAATATTGATGGTATTACACACTCGTTTGGTGGAAGTGACAATCAAAGAGTTGCGTTTTCTTGGACAGCAGATGCGGAGTTATAAATGAACATTACATCAGCACAATATGTCAACGAGTATGACTTTGATGGCACGACTGTTCTTAACAGTAACATCCACATTGAGGCCACCATTGACGGCACAGAGATGTCAGTACCCCTTGACCCAGCCAACCGCCACTATGCAGAAATTTTGCGTCAGGTAGACGCTGGCACACTAACTATACAGGAGGCTGAATAATGCCATACATAGGTATAGCCCCTTCTAGTGGGCAATTCAAAAAGCTAGACAGCATCACGGTAGTAAACGGTCAGGCCGCTTACACCATGCAGTACAGTAGTGCGAACTTCAAACCAGCTACGGCTGAACAGCTTATTGTGTCTGTCAATGGTGTTATCCAAGCCCCTACCGATGCTTACACAGTGTCAGGCTCAACGATTACATTCTCAGAGAACCTAGTAACAGGCGACGTGATTGACTTCATAGTGGCTCTGGGTGAGGTGGGTAACACTGTAACGCCTACTGATGGCTCAGTGGATATTAACAAGATGTCTGACAGTATTATGAAGAATAACGCAATCAGAGTGAACGACACTACTCTTACCAGCAACGTGACTATAGCGGCTGATGAGAACGCTATGGTGGCTGGTGCATTTACTATAGGGAGTGGCGTTACCTTAACGGTCAATGGCACATTTACGGTGGTTTAGATGAGTAAGATTTACGTTGATGAAATCAGACCAAAGACATCTGGTAGTCAGGTACTAATGCCAGAGAAGCCAGCATTTCTTGCTTATATAAACGCCACTACAGATACTACCATAAACGCTCAAACAAACTATGTGTTTGATGGAGTAAAATACAATGTTGGCTCACATTATAATACATCAAACGGTAAATTTACTGCCCCTGTTGATGGTTTGTATAGTTTTAGTTTTGCAATTTTCTTAACTAATAGCGGTGGTGCGAACAGCAACATGACTGCTATGATTGAAGTAAATGATGCAGAATACAATGGTGCAGGAGCATTGGGATTAACTAGAAGAAATCCAAACAGTTCTGGTGGCACAGTAACAACAGAGCTTACAATCCCAATACTTTTATCAACAGGCGATACAGTAAATGTAAAAGCAAGAGAATTAAATAGAATTTATCAAGGACATAGCTGGTTTTCTGGCTACTTAATAGGATAGGAGATTATCAATGGCAAGTATATTAGGCGTTGAAACGCTCCAACACACAAACGGTACTACTGCGGCTACGATTGATAGTAGTGGTAACTTAACCTTTAACAATTCATTAACAGGCACAGGAATACTTAAAGGTGTTTCTGAACAAACTGCAAGTGGTAGTAGCACGGTTGATTTTACAGGAATACCAAGTGGCGTGGAAGTAGTTAAATTCACTTGCTGGGGGATTTCTACTTCTACAACAGCAACTATTGACATTCGAATAGGCGATAGCGGGGGATTTGAAACCACTGGCTATGCTAGACAGTCTCATTATGGAACAAATGCACTTGTTACTGGTGGTAGTTCTTTAAGTGGCGATTCTTGGAGAAACTATGCATGGGTTAACGCTGTGAGTGTTTTCTATTTTAGCGGTCAGCTAGTACACGCTGGAAGCAACAGATGGATAATGGACGCTAGCATTTTTGTTTCTGATTATGACGGCTATTTTGTAACTATGATGGGTTTTAAAGAATTGTCTGGCGAGTTGGACAGAATACAATTCTTTCCTACTGCTGGAACTTTTGATTCTGGCACTATTAGAATTATGTACGCATAGGAGAACAGGATGACAAGTATATTAAAAGTAGACAACATCCAGAACTCCTCTGGTACAAGTGCGTTGAGCATTGATAGTAGTGGTCGTATTCTTACACCAGCTAGACCAGCTTTTTACGCTTATGATACACCTGCCTCTTGGCAATCTTTGGCAAGCTCACATGAAGTTGTAATGTCCAGCACTCAGTATAATGTAGGCGGTCACTATTCTACCTCTACTGGTAGATTTACTGCCCCTGTAGATGGGTTGTATAATTTTAGCGGCAAGGTATATGTCAATAATACATCTACAGCTTCTTCGTTTTATGTTTCAATAAGCGGTAGTACCCCATCTTACCATTACTATTTAGGTGCAGAAAACGCGGCATCAGACAATTCAGTAGGTTTTTCTGAAAACTTTGAACTAACAAGTGGTCAATATGTATCTATAATTGGATATGCAGGTGAGTATTACAAATCACATTCAACCTTTAGCGGCTACTTAATAGGATAGGAGACTGACATGGGATTAACACGAATAAACAATCAGGCTCTTCCAACTTTAGATAATAACAAGTTACCTAGTGGTAGTGTTTTGCAAGTTGTTCAAAATACATTTGCCCCTGCATCAAATGAAGCCACATCAAATACAAGTTACCAAGCATCAAGTTGGAACATCACAGTTCAAAAAAAACAACTTGATAGTAAATTGCTAGTAACTTTTGCTGGTGGTCATCAATATCTTCAAAACTATGCGGCTGGTGTTGTGTCTACTATTTGTCAAGAAAGTGGAAGCAGTACATTTACAGCAAGTACAACTTACGCATCTGCTAATGACCCAGCCTCTGCTTACACTTTTGGTATGCAACAAGTGTACAACGCAACTGGTTTGCATACTGCACCACATTCTAAAAACTGGTTATTTGATTCATCTGGTAATGAGTTTGAAGCATTTAGAGCTTTTTTTAGGGCAAGAAACTCAGGATATACTGGTGTATTCTTTGAAGCTGGACACATTGCAACAATCACAGTAATGGAGATTGCTGGCTAATGGACGAAACAAAATCACAACTAGACGCTCACGAGCGAGAGTGTGCCGTCCGTTATGAACTGGTACAGAATAGGCTAGACAGCTTAGACAAACGTATGTGGAGACTAGAAGCAATGCTTATGATTTCCACAGCGTCTGTCATAGGCGTAGCTGGTATGCTATTAACAAAACTATAACATAAGGAGAGTAGGCTATGCTGGCAGAACTTGCCGCCGCTAATGCCGCCTTTGCTGTAATCAAGAAGTTTATTTCCAACGGAAGAGAACTGGCTGACTGTACGAAAGCTATCAGTGACTTTGTTACAGCAAAGGACGCTCTTCAAAAAAAGGGAAACAAGAAGAAGAACTCTTGGTTTGGTAAGTTGGGCGGCAACACTGCGGATGACTTAGAAGAGTTTATGGCGTTAGAAAAGATACGTCAACAAGAAGAAGAATTAAAACAGTTTATGATTTACGCTGGACGTGCTGGCTTATGGCATGATTGGATTAGGTTTCAAGGAGAAGCACGTAGACGTAGACAACAAGAAAAGATAGATGCTGTACGTAAGCGACAGGAACTGATAGAGGTTCTAGGGTACGCTACGGTAGCTGTAACAATTATAGTGGTGTGTGTCAGTATACTCTATGCGGCATACATATGGAGAAACTAATGATACAAGCACTGATACCACAGTTGATTCCTATTCTGGGTAATGCTATAGATAAAGTAATACCTGACAATGTATCTAAGGAAGTAGCTAAGAAAGAACTTGAGAAAGCCCTAGTAGATAATGCTAACAGTATTAATCTTGAAACTATTAAAACAAATCAGATTGAAGCTGGACATCGTTCAGTATGGGTATCAGGTTGGAGGCCAGCTATCGGCTGGTCGTGTAGCCTTGGTATTGCGTGGCTCTTTATTGGACATCCACTGGCTACGTGGGCGGTTATGCTTAGTGGCAACGACAGTATGGTTATGCCTACCATACCTACTGATATTCTGCTAGAGCTTACCTTTGCTATGCTTGGTATGGCTGGTCTTCGTACATTTGAAAAGCTAAAGGGTATTGCTAAGTAGTGGAACTAATACACATAGAAATGATTATCCACTTGCTTGTATTAACAGGTGTGTGGATAAACACTATCTTAAACATATTAAGTAGACGTAAATGAACAAACTGATAGAACAACTTAAACGACATGAAGGCATTGAACTTAAACCTTATCAGGACACGGTTGGTAAATGGACTATAGGCGTGGGCAGAAATCTGGACGATATCGGTATCTCAGAGCAAGAGGCAGAAATGCTACTACTAAACGATATCAAAGAAGCAGAGCGACAACTGATAACCACAATGCCTTGGACACAGGAACTAGACGAGGTACGTTTCTCAGCCCTACTCAACTTCGTCTTCAACGTAGGAATAGGGACAGCCTCAAAGTTCGTAAACGCAATGGGTCTGCTAAAGGACGAAAAGTACGATATGGCGGCAGACGAGTTCTTACAGAGCAAGTGGGCTAGACAAGTAGGCAACCGTGCCATTGAAGTAACAGACCAGATACGTACAGGAGAATGGAAGTGAGTGATGAAAACATAGGGGAAAAGATAGGTTTTCCCAATGCAAAGTATTTAAAAGACCCTAAGAAAAAAAGAAAAAAGAAAGAAAGTTTACTTAAATACTACAAAAGAAAAATTAAAGAACTAACCACGTCATGACAGAAAAACAACTGATGGAGACTCTGCACGATGCAGTCACTAGAGACTTGCTGATGCGTGTACAGAGTGGCGAAGCAACGGCTAGTGAGCTATCAGTAGCTGTTAAGTTTCTTAAAGATAATGGCGCAAGCCTTGACGTAATTACAGCGGAATCACCTATGGCTAGCTTGCTAGAGGGATTACCATTTGAAGTAGCGGAGAAGGTACAATGAGGGGTCATAACGCAAGTCTAGCATCTAAGAATGTCACGCTACCGTCAGACCAATCATGGGTAAAACTACTAGATGACAACCCTAGCCGTATGTATCTGGTAGTACAGAATGACCATGATAACCACTCTATTACTATTGGCTTTAGTAATAATACTACTGCCCCTACTACTGGACTAAACCTTGCAGGTTCTAACACAGTGGGTGACAAAGCGGCTACGTGGGAGTTTAGCGTAGCACCTATTAACGCTGTATGGGCAAAGGTAAACGATGCACACACACATGACATTGAAGTAATATATGATGACTAATGTACCACAGGCTCTACATGACTTTAGGAACTTTACGTACCTAGTCTGGCAACATCTGGGGTTACCAGAGCCTACTCCTATTCAGTATGACATTGCTAACTACCTTCAGAACAGTCCAAAGCGTTGTATCATCGAGGCGTTCCGTGGTGTAGGTAAGTCCTACATTACAGCCGCCTACGTAGTACACCAGCTACTCCTAGACCCTGACAAGAAGTTCATGGTTGTATCAGCTTCTAAAGCTCGTGCAGATGACTTCTCTACCTTCACACAGCGTATTATAACAGAAATACCTATATGCCAACACCTAGTGGCTAAAGAAGGACAACGGTGGTCTAAGATAGCCTTTGACGTTGCACCAGCTAAAGCCTCTGGTTCTCCCTCAGTCAAGAGTGTAGGTGTCACAGGACAGCTTACTGGTTCTCGTGCAGACGTTATCATTGCAGATGACGTGGAAGTACCTAATAACTCTATGACACACATGATGCGTGAGAGACTTGCAGAGAGTGTTAAAGAGTTTGACGCTGTTTTAAAGCCTGATGGTAACATAATTTACCTTGGTACACCTCAGAACGAGATGTCCTTGTACAACACACTTACTACTCGTGGCTATGATATGCGTATCTGGCCAGCTAGATATCCTACCCTAGAACGCTCTGAGAAGGCGTATGGTAGCCGTCTAGCACCTTTGCTGTATGATAGCATACAAAAAGAGGGAGAGGCTCTCTATGGCCTTCCTACAGACCCTAAACGATTTACAGATGATGACTTACTAGAAAGAGAACTTAGTTATGGACGCAGTGGCTTTGCTTTACAGTTTATGTTGGACACCTCACTCTCCGATGGTGACAAGTACCCACTTAAGCTTAGTGACCTCATCGTATATTCATGCGATAGAGACACAGCTCCAGAAAAGATGGTCTATGGAATATTTAAACCTCTCACAGAACTACCAAATGTTGGACTGAGTGGTGACCGTTTCTACGCCCCTGAGGACACCTTAGGACGTACAGAGTACTCTGGTAGCGTCTTAGCCATTGACCCCTCTGGTAGAGGCTCTGACGAGACTGCATACGCTGTTGTAAAGATGCTTAATGGTTACTTGTATGTAGTAGATGCTGGTGGCGTTGAGGGTGGCTATAGTGACAAGACACTACAGCACCTTACTGACCTAGCTAAGTTACACAAGGTAAACTCTGTATTGATTGAGAGTAACTTTGGTGACGGTATGTTTACTGAGCTACTGAAGCCTTATGTAGATAAGACGTACCCTGTGACTATAGAAGAGGTACGACACAGTAAACAAAAGGAACTACGTATCATTGATACACTAGAACCTGTTATGAACCAACACAGATTGGTCATAGACCCTAAGGTTATTATTAGGGATTACGATAGTGTACAGTATATGCCCCCTGAGAAGGCGGCTAAGTATATGCTTACATACCAGATGACACGTATAACCAAGGCTCGTGGAGCTTTGGCACATGACGATAGGCTTGATGTGTTAGCTATGGCTGTCCAGTATTGGGTAGACCAGATGGCTAGTGACGCTGATAGTGCCATGAGGGAACGTAAGAGTGAGCTTATGGATGCTGAATTAGACAAGTTTATGAGGAATGTTAATACAAGTACTATGAAAGTAAGTAGTAGTACATGGTTCTAAAGTTGACCTAGAGAGGGGCTGGGGGTTTACCTAAGTATATATAGCTATACCTCGGCTCTTTTCTAGGGGCTACTACTTCTAGATACCCCTGACTAAAAATATACAGAAAAATATGAGGGGGTTATACGTACAGGAGCAGGGCGAGTTTCCCCATTACCTTAAATATGCCTAAGGTGTGGGCGTGTTGTCCCCTGCAAAACCATGCCACACACACCACAAACACACTTAAGCAACTATAAAGTGTGGCGCATGGCGTCCAAGGTGTAACTTTTTTCCTGCATTATATAGTATCATGGGTTTTTAAAGTGTTTCTTTGGTGTCTTTGTGTGTTTTTATCTATTTTTTTCATAATGTTTTCAATGTCTTGTAAATTAATTCATCATTTATTCATTTTTTTACTTTACTTTCTTTTTATCTTGGTGCTATACTTAAGGGGAAGTTAAGAAAAACCAACACCAACGAGACAAGGCCTAGGGCTGGCATACAAAAGGTGAAGGGGCAAACGTTACCTAGCGTGGTTATGCTTCAACAAGATAAAGTGAAACACAAAAGGAAAAGACAATGTTAGAAAAATTATTAACAATCTTGACAATCGCAAGCGGTTCTGTAATGATGTACCTATCAGGGGCAGAACTAGTTTACTATAACGGACTAGGTATGCCAGCAATCTACACGGCTTCGGTGCTAGTACTAGGTGCAGGTATCAGGTCAGTAATCAAGGGGAAGTAACATGAGCAAACATAACATCCGCAAAATGTACAAGTATGCAATAGCAAACTTGACAGAGCAAGAGCAACACAATGCCAAGCATTGGTATGATGAAGCACAACAAGAGGCAAGACAGATAGCCGAAAGACTAGATATGCCTGTCTATATTGTGGTGGGTGTTATGGCGGCTCTTAGTCCCAACAATAAATGGGAAAGAAACTTAGTCAATGCTTATGAATTGTGTAAAGCTTTTCAAGATGGACAGGGTATGGATAGTGTAAAGGTATCCACCTATCATAAGATGAAAGAAAAAGCATGGGGCATCTTGACAGAATTTCCAGACTATGAGACAGTGATAGTACGACTATCTGGAAAAAAGATTATCAGTTTTTTCAGAAACATTATGGGAGAAGATGATATAACCATTGACGGACACGCAAGAAACATTTATTATAATGAGCGTGTTGGTTTGACAGATGCAAAGACTAGCATAGGTGTAAAAGAATATGCCAAACTTCAAAAAGAATACTTGACAGTGGCAAAAGAGTTTGATATGCTAGGTAGACAGATGCAAGCTATCACATGGGTAGCATGGAAAAAGAAACACAATATTTAAAAAAGACTTGACAACATCCTAAACATGATGATAAACTGTTTACATAATCAACCAACCTTGAAAGGGTAAAACAATGCAAACAACAACATATAAAATCATGGGCAAGACAGTAGCAGTAACAGGTAACCGCAAGCGTGTAGTAAAGAACCGCTTTGGACTAAGCAAGGGTAGCACGTTTATGGGATTACACTTTGGCAAAACTTCACGCTACCTATCAATTCCAAGCCTTGCATCACGCAAGTTTGGTGGACAGGCAGACATTCAAGAAGTATAACCAAACAGGGGCTAGGTGTTGTGCCTAGTCCCAACCAGAAAGGACAAGACAATGCGAGTAACTAAACACATGTTAGAGGTACGCTTGGGACGTATCAATAGGACGCTACATACAAGCGAGGCTTCACACTACAGTTTAAACAATGCGCCATGCTATGGTGGCTGGCAGATGACAGCGAATAAGGGTAGTACTATCATTCAGCACAGACTACCACCAAAGCAGATGCTTAATTACTTGGACGGAATTATTCTTGGGCTAGATATGGCTAATCATGGGGCAGTAAAATGATTATCAGAAGTAGAAAGAAAGTGTATCAGTTAATCAGAGACAGTGTAAGGAACAGGTAAGATGAAAGAATTATTCTTGATAAATTATAAAACTAAACTGAATGGGTGGCAGTGTCACACAACAACAGCATCTTTGAGGATAGCAAGTGAAACATCTAAACAGTTTAAAGATATGGGGTATCAGGTAACGGTTCAATCAATCTTAATCAATGAACATGGAAAGGTAGAAATATAATGTCTAATGTATTTGACACGGCCTATGTAGTAGGGTATTATGCAGGGTATCACACACAGAACTACCAGAACGAGTACGACAAACACAGTGAAGCACAGATGCGAGTGAAGTATAGCAACGGTTATGAAGCAGGTATAAAACAGCGACAAGAAGAGCGAACAGCAGGACAATGAGAAACGTAACGATAGACTTAGGGGATGGGTACAGCCTATCACTATTCCAGAGCGATGTAACAGGACTAGTCGAGGTTGTCCCTATCTATGAGAGTACAACAGAGGGTGGCCTGATAGGTGAGCCAGTATATCTCAGGGGTGCAGAAGAATTAATTGAACTAACTAAATCAGCACTTGACAGGGACTTTGCAATCTGGGAGAATCAATATTACATTGAACTAGAGCGAGAACTAGTACAAGATAACAACCAGATTGAACTATCACTAGTAGTAGATAATGAAGAGGATAAAGCGTAATGAGTATGGGATTTAAACCTTGCCCACACTGTGATGATGGCGAAGCAGAAGCCTTGTATGCAGTGGATGGTATGATAGAGTGGCACTGTCCTGAGTGTCAGGCAAGTTGGACAGAAGAGCCAGTACATTATGAGGCAATCACCAGTTTTGATAAGTGGTGGGAAGAACAGATGCGGTGATTAACTTTGCACTATTTGTTATA